GCTGTTGCTGTTGGTCTTTTATCTGGAAATAACGGTCAGGGGGAGCACTGCGTTGCTATTGGTCGTAATGCTGGAACAACCAATCAAGGGGCAAACTCCGTTGCGATTGGGTATATAGCAGGGCAAACAAATCAAACAGCAGGTTCAATTGCGTTGAATGCGTCAGGCGTAGCACTCAACCCAGCAGTAGCAGGTTGCTTTATTAATCCTATTAGAGCAGACGCTACGGAACACCTACCTCTTCAATACAATTCTACTACAAAAGAGGTGTCTAATTTTAATTGGACTGATTTACTTACACCAACCTCATACAATCCAGTTTTACAAAGTGTCGGTGGTAATCTCAATTCAGGAAACTACACTGTAAGGAATGGTTATTATATCCAACTGGGTAAAATAGTATGGTTTGAAGTTCGTATTCAAATATCAGGTAAGTCTGGGTTAGGGGCTGGTAGTGAAGATATACGTGTCACTCTGCCCGTCACAGCATCAAACATTACCGACTTAACTCAATCTCTAAATATTGGTAATATAACGGGTATGAATACGAGTATTGTATCTGCCTTTGCTAATATACCATCGGGAGGTCAGGATTTCGTAGTGTTCCCCAACAAAACGGCGGCTTCCACAGGGACATCAAACACCACAGTCAGCAACATATCAACTTCTTTTCAAATTAGGTTCGGTGGTTTCTACTTTTCAAATTAATACCCACCATTTAGATTAAATTATTATCTCGTAATAATATATAATGAACTTTGAGGATTGCGGACAAGTCATCGCCGTATTAAAAGACGACAAAGAAAAGGATAAAAAGAAATGGAAAGAAATATTTATTACCGACCGCCCTCAAGACTGTATGGGTGAAACATTTAGGGAGGTTAAATTGAAAGATAAACCATCGCTCCACTTTCAACCCATTCCAGATAAAAAGAAGGAGCGGTCTATTACCTACGTCACTGGGGCAAGTGGAAGTGGTAAAAGTTTCTGGACGAAAATGTATGTTGATGAATACAAGCGTCTGTATCCAAAGCGAGAAGTATATTTAATATCTTCCATTAGCGACGACAGCAGTATTGATAAAATAAAAGGGCTTAACCGTATTAGTCTTGAAGGCGAGTTCTTACGAGAACCCGTAGAAGCAAAGGATTTTAAAGACAGTTGCCTCATCTTTGATGATACAGATTGTATCACTAACAAACCGCTCAAAATGAAAATCGTGGGACTGCTTAACTCCGTCTTGGAAACAGGGCGACATTTTAATGTAGAAGTCATCTATACATCCCATCTTGCGTGTGATGGTTTAAATACCAAGCGTATCCTTAACGAGTGTAAGTCGGTGGTTATATTTCCAAGTGGGCTTGGTGGACGCAGTATTAAATACCTCTTGGATAATTACTTCGGGCTTGATAAAGACCAGATTAAGAAAATCAAAGGGGTCAATTCCCGATGGGTTGCTATTAATAAAACCTACCCGATGTGCGTGGTAAGTGATAAGGAAGCATTCATTCTTAACGACCGAGATGCGTAAAAAAAGCAATTGCTTAATTTATTTTACAAGAAATAATACTAACTATATTTTTATTATTATTTAATAATCATTTTTTTCACGGAGTTTCTGTGCGAGTTTAGCCCACGCCTCCATCGATAAACTCTCCGCCCACATCTGCTTTGCTTGCCTGTCCCACTCCAACATCATTAACGGCATCTCGTGTTCCAGTAGCCCGATGTGGTCGCACTTACCATCGCATTCAATCTCCACCGACTTATAATATTCACTACGCTGGATTATTTGTCTGTGCCCGCCGTGTTCGTCATACACCTTGTCCTTCAATTCCACCCAGTAGTGCTTGGCTTTTGGGCTGATTTTTCGGTCACTACGACGGCTTCCGTAGCATCTCTGTGCTCCAGCCTTTCGTAATTTAGACCAGAGTATCAGGCTGTCGCTCTGGCAGTTCGCCCATCCAGTCAGCGTCGTGCGGATAAACTCGTCCATATCCACGAGTTTCTGTTCGTAAATATACTCTCTTCTAATGGTAGAGGTCATCATATTATTAGTATATGCTTATATAAGTTTCCTAAAAGGCACTTCAATTTTTTTTTTAATTGATATATAATTGGTTGTAAATTATAAATCAATTTTATACATTTTCTACTTTTCTTCGGCGTATGCCTCAAGGTCGTCGTCCTCTTCATCGCCGTTTTCTTGGTGTTGCTCCTTACGCCTCCATCCTATCATATAGTCGCTCTTCCAATATACCCCATCATATCTGGTGTCCCGCTTGCGTATATACATCCTTAAATTAATATTATCATTTAGTTCACCAGCAAAGTATTTTTTTGTATTTTTATTTTGCTCTTTGCTTGGTAATTTATTGAAATAGGTGCTGTGCTTAAAGTCGGTATATATGTCGGATATTTTCATTACCGTTTCTGGGTGGTTTTCATCTGCTAATTGATAGGTATTATCAAACCATCCGTATAAGTCGTCCGATGCTTGTAGGTATTCCTCCTTGGCTACTTCGCAGGCTTTCGGTGATTTTCCTAATGAATACCCCCTCTTCTGGAATACCGAATAGTAGTCCATTAATATGGCTATTAGGGCGTGGCAGTTGTCCCGCTTCCATTCGTCCTCTTTGTATAATGGGTTGCCCCTATATATATGGGCTGCGGTTATTTCTTCTTCGCTTCGGGTTTCCAACATCTTTTTATAGTCATTTTCGCTGGTAAATCTGGATATAAATGGAAATACATCTATACGCCTACCTACGCCGTCGCCTACTTCATCGAGCGTTGGTAATTTATTCGCTTCAAGGAATAATGAAAGTTTCAGTTGAATACCGCCTTCGGGTGTATTGGTGTATAATTGCCGTGCGTTGAGGGTGGGGTCGCCCGTTATTTCCTTCATCGTATTCGTGCTAATCTTACGCTTTCGGTCTGGCTCACTGGTTAATACAAAGCGGCGGTTGTTGAGGTTGGCTAATTCAGGACAAGCCCCCGTGCCTATTTTATCTTGTAATACCCAGTTAGGCATCTTATACCCATACCGCCCCATCGCCGTAAGCATTAGTCCGTTTATTAAACTTTTTCCATTACCACCAACCCCCGTGGCTATAAATAAATGTTCTTGTTGCCTACCGCTCAACCCCGTAGCCAGTGCCGTCATATAATAATCTCGTATTCTTTTATCTGGGAATATGGTGTCTATTAATTTTAATAGTCGGCTCTTTTTTAGTCCCAGTTCGTATTCATTCCAGTTATACCCTGTGGTTAGGCTATTATAGTCTCTATAATTCGGGGTAATCCAGCATTCCTGCTTCAAGTCGTATATTTTGTTAGTAAATACTACTTGGTCTGGGTCGTCGTCCCATATTATATCTTGATTGTTTATTTTGTTAATAATGTCGGATACTAATGGTGCTCGCTTTTTAATATTACGGCATATTTGTTCGCATTCATACTGCCGTTTTTGTAGCACCTCCAATTCTTCTTTTAACGCCTTCTTCCGCTTCTTACCTTCCTCGGTGTCGGGGCAGTCGTTTATTTTAACATTTACCAGCCATATTTCTTTTGATATAATGCCGTTTAAATAATGGTAGAACCTATCATCTATCCAGTTGTGTAGGGAGGAGTAGTTCTTATCATTCTCGCCTCTCCAATATACCCCGTTGTATGTGCGTAATTCGCCCGTAGTAAATATGAACTTGTCGCTGTATAATATTCTAAATATATTAGCCAAGTATCCTGTCGTAAAGACGTTGCTTAATAAATCAAAATCTAATGCGTCTCGTATTTCCTTACTACTATATCCGCTATTCATCGCCTTCGGCTCTATTCGTAATTGAAAGCCCGTTTTTTCTTGGATTACCTGCTCTAATTCTGCGGGTATGCCGTCGTGGTATAACTTTTTATTTAGTATAATGCCGTCCGCACAGAGCATTACTTCGCCATTTTTAATATACTTCTGGTGGAGGCAGTATTGATATATTGTCTCTAATATTCGGCATTCGTATTCTTGTAGGAAATACGAGCATACCGAGCCGTTGAGGTTATATGTGCCTTCTGGTTGTCCGTGGGCTGCCTTGTGGGCTATTATCTGCTGGGTTAGGTGCGGGTTTGCTTCTGTAATTTTTTTGTGTATATCGTGTATATTTTGTTTAAAATTATCTATTTCATTCGGCATTTCCTTGTCGGGTATTTCGTAATCTGTGCGTTTCCACCCGTCCTTCCAACTTTGTAGTCCGCCTCCGTAGGATAATACCAGCATTAACTGCTTGGCTATTTCTCGGGCTTTTAATTTACCCGCTACTACTTCTGGGTGTAGGTTTAACTGCCAGTATGCTACTACCCGCTCTAACCAAGTCTCCCGATTGTCGCAGTAGTCTCTTACCCAGTCATTCTGTATTTCGTGTAATGTTGTTATTTGTTCCAGCATTTTCGGGTGGGCGTTGGCTATATCTACATCTTGACCCCATTCGCCTATTAGCGTATGGCGTAATTCTCGGCGTATATTGTGTAGCCCTAATGCTCGGTCTGGTAATAACCGCCCGTATGAAATCTTTTCATTACGGGTATATTTTACCTCCACCCGTAGTTTGCGGTAGTTTGCTCGGTAGTCCTCCAGTTGTTTTTTGTCGCCTACCCACTCGTCTGACCTTTTATTCAGCAGTGGCGGGCTGTGGATAAGTTTATCCAGCAGGGCTAATTCTACTGGCTCGTAAAGCGTAATGCCGTCGAGGCTGTTGGCGTGTGGGGTAAGCGTTAGGGGGATTAATTCCTTCAAGTCCGTCATCTTATATTATATACTTATATAATATTTTGTTTTTAAATCAATTTTTTTTAATAATATAAATTATATAAGGGCGTCAGTTAAATACGCCTAAATATCTGGGGTTTGTTGCCTTACTATTTTGTATAAAAAGTCTTTCAATTTTATACAAAAGTGGTTTAACAGGATACTTTCCTCGGTTTTCCTATAACTTTCGGGGTATTTACAGATATGCCTAAAACTTCTTTGTTTTCTTGGAAGTTTTCGGCGTTGTCTTCTCTTATCTGGGCGACGAGTTCTTCGCTCGGTTCTTCTCCGCCCGAATCGCTGTCTTTTAATTTTGCTTGTTTCTTCTTTTCCCTAAATGTCTTATCATATTCTCTTCGTTGACGCTTGTATTCTTCGTATTTTTCTGGGTCGGCTTTTATTGCCTCCATCTTGGAGCGATACTTGGCTCTCATCTTCTCGGGATTGCGACGCTGGTAATTAGAAACATTCTCTAAATGTTTCTTATACATTCGCTCGGCGGGGGTTAATTGTGGAGTTTCCATCTTATTATAGTATATACTTATATAATAATTTATCTTTAAGTCTTTTTTTCTTAATTTTTTTCTTATATAAGTATAGCCATATCCCTAAATATCCCAAATATCCCAAAAAAGACCTACTTTTGGAAAATCCTATATAGTTTCTACCCCACGTGAGGCAAACTTTCAAAACAGAGGTGAAAATGGGATATTCGGGATATTCTGGGATATAAGGGGTAATAACGGGGTGCTTATATAATATGATTGTATCCCCGAATATCCCAAATATCCCAAAAAAGACCTACTTTTGGAAAATCCCTATTAGTTTCCACCCCACGTGAGGCAAACTTTCAAAACAGAGGTGAAAATGGGATATTCGGGATATTCTGGGATACGGATATACTTATATAAAAAAAGGTTTTAATTAATTAAATTACAATACTAAAATGACTACTACAATACTACTTTTTCTAATTGGTAATGGTATAAAATCGTGGAGGCAGGGGGCGACGGTCTTCGTCGTGGATACACGTGCGACACTGGTCGCAGGTATTACAGGTGTAGTCCCTACCGCAGTGGGAACAGCATCGTCGGGTTTTTCTACCGCAGGAGCAGGGACAGATTGGTCTGCCGTTAAAGGGTATGGCGGACAGGCGGCATCCTTCATACATATCAATATGGGTTCGGGTATGAGCGGGACACTGTGCCGTGTATGTGATATTTATTAGATGAATATCCAGTTCAGCGGTATTTCGTCTGATAATAAAGCGGTTCATACGGGAGAGACTGATGCGGTTATTTCGGGTGTTTAATGCCCCAGCAACCTCAAACCCTATTCTGCGTGGATTGTCGCATACCATTTGTGTAAGGTTGTTCTGTAATACCGAAGTCATTACTACCCTAACTCTCGCCTCTTCTAAATCCAACCCATCGACTAATAATATTCTGTTTCCTCTAAACCACTCTCGGTCTTGTAGAGGCACTTGTGGCTCAGGCACGAAGCGAACTCGGACTTGTGGAGGCACGTGTGGAGGCACTTCTTCGGGTCTGACTCTGACTAAGTGTGGAACATTACGGGGAGGTGGAGGAATATTCTGGCATACAGTATTAGTGGTGTAATAGTCAAGCAGGACGGTATAATGTTCTAATTTTTGTGCGTCGGTAAGTTCAATATCAGCATTTTTCAAGGTGGGTGCTTCCTTACGGCAATACGGGCATCTTTTCATATTGCTTTGGTATGCTGGTAATTCTACCATTTTTTTATAACAATCACGGCAGAGTGGGTGGTCGCAGTCCGTGACCGTGATGGATATTTCCATACATACTATACAAGCGGGTGCTTCTTCGGGTTCTGGTTCAGTAATCATTACGGGGTGTTGCTTATATAAGTTTCTAATAAATATCAATCAATTTTATTTGATATTAATCGGTATATGTTGCTTATATAATGTTTTATAAAAAGTCTTTCAATTTTTTATAAAAATAGGGCTAATTTGCTACAAAATATAATTTATAAAGTAAATCAATTTTCTACATTAATTCGTAGAATAAACGATTTCTTTTGTTGCTGGGTCATATTTCATCACTCCTACACCAAGACCAAGAGCGACACCTCTAATGGGAGATATAAACAGACCACTATTAGGTGGGTTGACCGTAGTGGCATCTCCAACAATACAGATACTATCTGCCGCTCCATTGGTAGATGAGGCATTCGTCCCTATCGCCACGCTATTATCACCTAACCCGATTGACCCCGCACCATTTCCAATACAGGTGGCGTTGAATACTCCTGTTCCGCAGTTTATACCAATACATACAGATTGACCCGAGTTATTACCCGCTGCTATACCTATACTCGTTTGATTACCCGTAGTATCATTTCCACTATTAATACCAGATGCGTAAGAATTACTACCAGAATTATTACCACTATTAAAACCAGAAGCAAAAGTATTAACCCCAGCACCTACACCCGTATTATTACCAATAGCAAAAGTGTCGGCTGTTATATTAAGACCCGCTATATTACTGACTTCTTTTGTAGTGGTGTTGTAGGTGACGAAGTTAGATGCGGTCGTAGATGTTCTCATCTTGGATATAGTAAGAGAATTAGCAGGAACACCGCCCGACCCGTATCCCAATCCAGCATCTTGCCCTATACAGACGCTATTAGCTCCCTGTGGAACAGTGGATAAAGTCCCCTTTCCAGCATTTACACCGACGGCTACGCAGTTGGCGTTCTGCCCGTAGCCACCCGCACCACTACCCAGAGCCACCGATGCGACCCCTTGTTGAGAGCCAACACCCGCTCCGCTCAGGTTTCCAATCGCCACTGCTCCGTCCCCTTGAGCCAGAGTTGAAGATGACCCACCACCAGCATTATAACCGACGGAAACCGAGCCCACACCAGAACCCTGATAAGCAGCACCAGACCCCACTACAACCGAGTTAGTTTCTAAAAATCCTTCACGGAAAGCACTAATACCAACCGCCACTCCATTATTACCACTTGCCGTTCCCATATTTGTCCCGAGTAATGTAAGACCAGACCCAGTAGCAATTTCACTCCCGTCTGTAAATATAACTTCATTACTATCTGTTATAATATTAGGAACGCCCTGTATAAAATTACCATTCATATCAACACTCACACCAAAAACCGCACCATTAGACCCGCCGTCAATTCCTAATGCTTGGACTGTCCCGCCTACAAAGTTTTTAGTATTTATAAAAAGTGTGCCTCCTGTTTGCTCGTTGGTTAAATAACTGTCGGAACTTCCTCCACCTACATTACCCAGCGTCCAATTCGTCGCAGACATATTACCGACGGAAGTAATCGGTATATTTGCTCCATCTGCCCCTACACCGAGAACAGATGCGAGGTCTTGGTCGCCTCCCGCTGTGCCCGTGTAAGCAGTCGTCTGGACGGTTGCGTCCCCGAAAGTAATCTGTGTAGTTCCAACATTAGAAAGACCTGTAATGGGTTGAGAAGATGCTACACTTCCAGCACTTAATACAGCACTAATAGTATCGGCAGGAACAACGGGAGGATATACGCTCCCATTAATAGTAGTAAGAGCAACATTATTTAATCCCGTAATACTTTGTCCCCCAGCAGCATTACCCGCAGTAAGAACCGAGGCAAGAGTATCAACGGGAACAACGGGAGGATACACGCCCCCGTTAATAGTAGTAAGTCCAACATCGTTTAATCCCGTAATACTTTGTCCCCCAGCAGCATTACCAGCGGTTAAAACGGCAGATAGAGTATCAACAGGAACAACGGGAGGATATACGCCCCCGTTAATAGTAGTAAGTCCAACATCGTTTAATCCCGTAATACTTTGTCCCCCAGCAGCATTACCAGCACCAAGCACGGAGTTAAGTGGAGGGACAACCGCACCTGTGAATGCCGTTGTTTGTTCCGTTCCATCTTGAAAAAAAAGACTGCCTCCGCCTCCCGCCTGTAATTGTAAGTCGCCCACTACAACAACATTACCAGACCCGCCTACGATTTCCAAGTCGCCGTCTTCTCTGATGGTAGAACCGCCTCCAAAATCCAAGGAAGAATTGGTGGGTAAATCCACTGAATTATCCCCGTTGAAAGACCACGCTCGTTGAGAACCACCTGCGGGGGCGGTGGATATAACAACTGACCCGCTGTCCGCCACACCAGAAGGATAAGCAACCAAGTTTATATCTTGCTGGTTAAAAGAGGCGAGTGATAAGGGGTTTGCTCCACCAGTGGAAAGACCCTGTATATTTGTAATAACACTGCCGTTCGCATTACTCCCTTCTGCTAATACTGCGGAGAGGTTGGGTGTTGCGGCTACACCCGTAAAAGCGGTGGACTGAATAGTGCCGTCTTGAAATGTAATGCTTCCACCGCCTCCATTTTTCATATTAACAGACCCGAGATTAACGATGCTCTGGTTTGCGGCATCATTACCAACAGCGAGAACTTGGTTAATATTACCGATGACTGCTGGAATAGCGGGGTTTAATGTGGTGTAATTAATAGTATCCACTGTGAGCGTATTAACATTAGTCATATTTAAATTAGCGGCATCGTCACTTACATCGAGCACACTTGCTAAACCTTGCGGGGCGGCGTCACCTTGTATATCAGCCAACTGTGCGAGTAATGAATTGTATTTAGAATCTAATGCGTAATAAGAACCCGACATATAATATAATAAGAGATAATTATATTATAAAAAAAAAATAATCTTAAACATTCATTCTTTCTTCCCCTTGCCCCTCATCACTACTACTGCTTGGTAATTCATCTCCACGGGGAGTTGGTCTCATTAATGATAAGGTCTCTGATGATACACTTTCGGGTATAGGGTCGTAAATATCAACCATTCCTTTTAATGCGGTTAATTGGTCTTCTATTTTACGCTGGACTAAATTACTGGTATTTATTAATCCAGTATATTCCCCGTATTTAGCGTCCAAGAAATCCTTACCTTTAATAGTGCGGTTTTTACGGTCAAGGTTAAGCATTTTGAAGCAGTCAATTCCCAGCAGATAAAACTCTTTACTGGCGACCAATTCCTTCTCCATATTATCCGCTATTTGTAAGAACAACTCTATTGATGAAATAATCCCGCATACCAACGCCAACAAACAATTCACTACGGATATGATTTTTTGCTCGAAGAAAGGTTGAAGACCGACGGAGAATACGGAGTTGAAACCCGATATAATAATAATCGGTATGCGGTAATATTTCAATTGTCCCTTATAATAAATATAATTCTTCTTGTGGTAATTACTCATTACATTAGAATTAATCATTATACGGGTAAGGACTTGTTCTAAATCATTACTCCAAGCGTCAGTCATTATATATTAAACGGACATTATATTTGCGAGGAATGATGTGGAATGACGGTTGACTACACCCGCCAAGTAGTCCCGTAATTTCCTGACCTTTGTTAATGCGGTCTTTGCTGTAATGCCGTCAATATATTTAAAGGTGGAATTATTAATATCAATCTTGTAAAGGTGTGAGAATTGCTCTTTAATAAATTGAAGGTTGGCTTCTACATCCGCCCATTTAGGCTTACGGGGTTGCTCCAATACCGCCTCTAAAACATCCAATTCATTCTTAATTTTATTAGCATACCCCACCTGTGAATTGAAGAACTCAATTAACCTATCTAATTTAGCCTTGTTCTTAACCTCTCCTTCATATCGTAAGAGAGAAAATAGGCGTTTTAATGCCTTGAACTTATTAATCTTTGTATAATAGCGTATTTCTTCCTCAAACTCCTCCTCCTTGTCTGCTTGAGAAGGGGATGTATTCCAGTTCTTCTTACCGTCGCAGGTAATATAATAGTTCTCCGATACTTCGGCGAATTGATTACCTACCTTGATAATAAGGTCAATTTTAGTGGGGGTTAAATCCATTATAGCATCTTTAAAATACTTTTTTTGTCCGTCAATCAATTTAACCCATCCCCGTCGCATCGCTGGTGCGTCCCATCGTAATTTCCAGAGGTCATTAATCAATTTTTCTTGGTCGTCGCCAGATGCCGCCATTATCTTCTTCTTGTAAGCGGGAGGGATAAGCGGGTTCTCCAAGTATTCCTCTATTGAATGCTTTGAAAAATCCCCACGATACACCAAGCGGTCGTCCCACCCTGATTTAAAATCGGTAATCCATACATCGGGGTTCTTCTTGGTCTTAAAATAGGCTTCTTTAATAAGACGAGCAACGGCAGAGCATCGGTCTTGCTTCGGGTATGCCTCAGCATCGTAATCTGCTCCGTAAGTCATCGCCCGTAAAGAATTAGAACCTATTAAACGGTGTCTGCCTTTAACTGCGAGTTGGTTGATTACATCGCCGACGGCATTATCTATTTGTTCCACTTTTCTTTCTTTTAGAGGCATATATAATAATAGTATATATTATAATAATGCCGATTGAGATATTAGATTTAATTTCATCGCCTAAATCTTATAAGAGATTTAGGATTAAAATCAGCGACGGTGGTGAAGTGAAGAATTACGACTTCGGGTTGGATGGAGGTGCGACTTATATAGACCACCAAGATACAAAAAAACGGGCAGCCTACTGGGCGAGACACTGTGGTAATCCAAAAGAAAAACAATTGATTAATAATCTAATACCGAGCCCCGCATTATTCTCCGCCCGATTACTCTGGGGGTCTTCCACCGACCTCTGTGATAATTTAGTGGAATTACAAAGTGATTTTAACAAGGCATTCGTTTATCGGCAAAATAAATAATCTAAATGATTGTTATATGGCGAAAGAAAAGGAATTGAAGAAGGAGGATATATACCCCGTTTTAGCAGAGTATTACAAGAGTATCGGTCGCACCAACCCACCACCTTACGAGAACTATTCTCTCCAAGAACTAAAAAAATGCTTGGTAATGTTTAAAATCAATTTAAAATATGTTTAGGAGATGTATATTTATTATCTCCGCCCATTATATAGCCAATGAGTCAGTTAAATCCAATTAAGAACGAGTCGAGCCCCGATCAAGTCTACTTCGACATTACCGTTTCAAACTTCCAGAGCACTACTACAACGCCCCCAGTATTCTTTTTTAACGAGCAAAGAACGATGCCGTTTATAAGCAACCCCGAGGAGTATTACCTCTCTATATTACGCTTTACGATGGAGACGGGCTCTTTACCCGTATTCATACCGAGTATTGAACCCAACCAAGGAGACCGTAATAAGACCATCTATTCGGTCACGCTTGAATACGATGACCCCGTATTAGGGACAACCTACACGTCGGGTCAGACTTTTATTAACTGGCAACCCCAAGACCAAAGTGCGGTTGTCCCGCCTCCACCTAACCAGTGTATTAACAACGTCCAGAATAACACTACGGGATACTACAATTGCTATTCGTATTCTTACTGGATTTACTTAATAGATTTAGCATTAGTGGACGCATTTACCACCCTTTCTGCTAATGTGGTGGCTGGAGGCGTGGCGATGCCTACAATTTACGCACCATTTCTCAACTGGGATACAACCAGCAACCAAGCAGTATTGTATGGAGATGCCGCTGGATACTCTGTGGATAAGGGAGGTATTAATTTGGATAATATCCGCATCTATTTTAATGCCCCATTATACGGGCTTTTCAATTCCTTCCCTGCCGAGTATTTAGGATATACTGGCGTTGCTGACGGCAAGAACTTCCAACTTATTATTCCTAATGTTGGAGCGGTCAATCTTTTAACCATCACACCCATCCAACCAACCCCAGTTCCACCAGCGACCTTTATAACCTATCGAGCAATTGCTCTGTATCAGGAGATTAGCACGATTGCGAACTGGTCGCCCATTACGGCACTCGTATTTACAAGTAATACCCTGCCTATCCAGAGCAATCAAGTATCCACGCCAGTAGTGTATGATGATGCCGAGACGGTTGTATTTAGCGGTAATAATAGCAACATCGCCAACATTATAACAGATATGGTGACCTACGACGGGCAATACCGCCCTAATGTAGTCTATACACCCTCCGCTGAGTATCGTTTAGTCACTCTCTACGGAAACCGCCCTCTGTCTAATGTAGATTTAAGCATATTCTGGCGAACCAAGACAGGGCAGTTAATACCCTATCGTATCAACTCTGGCGAGGCGGTGACCCTCAAATTAGCCTTCTTGAAAAAGTCCGCATATAGGGCAAAGGGGGAATTGAAGGGAGGTATTTAGGAAATCTCCCATCATTCTAAAATTAATTTCTATTTATACCCAGATTTTTTATCTGTGTATAAGTTATAAAGATGTCCTCATTCAAGACTGTTCTCGTTCGTGACTCCGTCATCGGCGACATTACCGATGATATTGACTACGCCGTCAAATCTGGTGCTTCTCAAGCCACCTACCAACAATTTCCAACAACTTCCGCCAGCAATTCTGCTCTTATCTTCAATATTCAATGTCCCTCTGAAAATGTTATTATAGGCAGAGATGTCCTCATCAATACTGGTTTAACCGCCACTCTTACTTTAACAGGTGTGCCAGCATTACAAACTGCGTGGGACTACGGAACAACCGATTCTTTCCAAGCGATGCCTCTTAACTCCTTGTTTAGCACAGCCACCGCTCAAATCAACAACACCACCGTTTCCATCAACACCCAAGATGTTCTCCCTTCCTTGATGAGAATGAATAACAGTCGTGAGTTGTATAGATATAACAGTATGACCCCTGTATTGCCCGACCAAGCCTACGGTCTTTACGGAGATGCCGTGACTGGTGTAGGTTCTGTTGCTGACCCTTACGTCAGTGCTAATAATAACCCTCTTGCTGACTACTTCAAGGCATCCTACGACGTCGACCAAGTGCCCCGTGGTGCTTTCCCTGTGTCTTACACAGTCACCCACAACATTTCTGGTGGTGGCACTGATTCCTCCCTTATATCTACTAATGTTCTTGATACTTGGACTATTGTCGTAAGTGCTGTTATTAGTGAGCCAATTGTTCTTTCCCCCTTCATCTTCGGTGACCCGTGCTGGAATCAGCAAGGATTTTTAGGGATCAATAATATGACTTTCACATTCAACATCGACGCCACCTGTAAGCGTCTGTGGTCTTCCGCTAATCCTTATATTACCAACGTCGCACTTGGTTCTCTTGCTAATCCTAATGGTTTCAACTACCAAGCAGGAGCAGTTGGAGGTGCTCTATACCAGACCGCTCCTTCATCTCCCCAGATGCTTTTCAAGTTCTTATCTTCCCAGCCAAGCGATTTAATAGCCACAAAAAATATAGTGCCCTATATGGATTTCCCTCGCTACTTGACCTCATCTGCTAATGCTTCTGCTATTCTTGCTGGTGGAACTTCCACTCTTACTTCCAGCAACGTCCAGATTAACCAAATCCCCGACTTGTTTATAATCAACATTCGTAAGCCAATGTCTACACAAGACGCTAATGACGCTAATGCTTTCTTCAAGATTAACAACATCAGTATTAACTTGAATAACCAATCTGGGCTTCTTTCAAGTGCCACAGCATACGACCTGTGGAGAATGTCGGTTCGTAATGGTTCAACTCAATCGTGGGCGGAGTTCAGCGGACAGGCATCTGTCGGTGGAGTTTCAAAAGCCACCACTGGTTCTTTGTTAATTCTTTCCCCAGCATACGACCTCTCACTGCCCGACTATATAACTTGCGGCAGTCTTGGAAACTACAACTTTCAATTCACAGTTGGAGTGACTAATCAACTCGGCGAGACCATCACACCCGAAATGGTGACTATCTGTGCTAATAGCGGTATATTCACGACACAGCAAGGTGTATCAAGCATTTACACTGGTATTCTCACTAAGGAGATGGTTTTAGACGCTAAATCAAAGCAACAAGCATCAGCCGTTAAATCCGCAGAGGTCAGCCGTAAGGTTGGTGGTTCTTTCTGGAATTTAGGAAATCTTGGTAAAATCGCCAAGAAGGTAGAAGGTGCTGTTAAAATCGGTAAGGATGTTAAAGATGTATATGATGCCGCCAAGGGTCTATACAAGGGCGGTGCCGCCTCTGGTGGTGCTAAACGCTTCTGTGCTTAAATAACCCCCATATCCCAAAATATCCCTAATATCCCAAAATAGACCTACTTTTCAAAATACCTATATAGTTTCTACCCCACGTGAGGAAGACTTTGGAAAATGACCTGAAAATGGGATACTCGGGATATTCTGGGATACTCGGGATTAAATCAACTTTTTTCTATATAAACATTTAGTCATATATAGAAAAATTAATATCTTTCTATATAATATAAATATGCCACAAGCGAATATAACTTACGACACGCCTTACAATAGGGCATTAGCAAGTAGGGTTTTAGCAAAAGAAGCACGACACGCACGAGGCGAGGAAAGCACTGTAATCCCGATGCGTCTGGGTAGTTTCCACGACCCTCACAGTGCCCCGATGATAGGGGGAGGAGCTCCCGCCGAGTATATTACAAACGGTAATTCTGCCGCATACCCTCCCCTTCATATGCGTAGCGGTATGGAAGTATCGAGTGGTGGTGCTTACGCTGGTGTTGATGGAGCAGTAGGAGGCGGTTTTTGGAAAGACTTCGCTCGTGGATTTACGGGTGTTTTAGATGTCGCCACAGCACCACTAACTCTTCTCGCCCCTCCACTCGGCGTTGGTATTGGTGCGACAAGCCAAGCAGTAAAAGGACTGGCTGGAAGTGGAAGAAGTGGCGGAGCTCAATCTGGCGGTGCGAGGAGTGGCGGTGCGATGAGCGGTGCTGGGTTCTGGTCTGATTTTGGTAGAGGATTTAAAAGGGGTTTCTTTGGAACAGCCAAGGCTCTAACTAAACCTATTGAAATACTCGCACCAGAGTTAAAACCCGTCACCGATATTACGAATGCTCTCGGTCAATTAGCAGGAGAAGGAGAAGGAGGTGCTTTTGGTGATAGTTTAAGAGGAGTTGTAGGAAAAGCCAAGAAATTATCTAAACACGTCGCTCCTGTTGCCGAGATGATATTCGGTAAGAAATCCCCCTTTTTAAAACAAGCAGTCGGGTTCGCCCACGAATTAGGGCGTATGCTTCCTGCCGATATGCGAGGCGGTCTTGGTCTAAAAGATTTATCCCACGCAGTAAATAGTGTAGAGGGTATTGCTAAACAAGTAGCCCCACTTTTACCCTTTGCGATGAAGTATTTGAGAGGTAGTGGTGCTTCAAAATGTAGCGAGTGTATGTATCACGATGCGATGATGCGTCTGGGTAAGAGTATGCGTGGAGGTAGTTTCTGGATGGATATGCTCCGTGTAGCCCCTGAAGTCATCAAAGCTGTATCGGGCGGGGCTCAATCTGGCGGGGCTCAATCTGGCGGGTTCGCACTCGGCGATGTAGGTAAATACATCAAGAAAGGTAAGCAAGCCGTAGATGTCGGTAAAAAAGGATTGGCTGCCGTCCAAGATGCTGTTGAATTAGTAAAAGGATTAAAAGGCGGAGCTCAATCTGGTGGTGCGATGGTAGGACACAAGAAAGATAAATGCGGTCGTAGTAGTGGAACTCGTTATTACGGAGCACCCTGCGAGGGTGGTGCTGCTTCTGGTGGTGCTGCTTCTGGTGGTGCTAAAAAGAATGGTCGTGCTGCTCGTGCTGCTATTGTTAAAAAGGTAATGGCGGATAGAGGTATTAGTATGATTGCTGCCTCAAAGGCGGTAAAGGCGGAGGGATTGTATTAAATAATTATTTAGCGAATTAAATATTAATATCTCGTATTAATATATAATGCCCCGAGTTAAATTAAATACTCCCGAAGTAGATAGTCTTAATGCTGTTAAAAAGCGAGTAGCCAGAGCGAATAAAGCAAAGTATATGGGTGCGGAGGCGGCACAACCAGTCGTCAAGGAAGAAACCCAGCAAATATTCAACGGAATTAATGACCGTCTTAACGGAATAGTAGCGTCTATTGGTGAAATTAACGCACAATTAAATCTTACCGCAGGACAGAATGCCCCGTGGGCGAGTAAGGCAATTGATAGATATATTACTGCTACATCTGCCGCCAAGAAACAAATAGCGGATTTAAATAGTTATTTAGAACAAAATGCGGGTTCTCTGGCTAATTTAAGTGAGGCACAATTATCTCACATCGCAGGATTACAAGATGAATTAACGACAACCTTTACTGAAATTGTTAAAGCAGTAAATAAATTATCCCCCAAGAAGCAACAAGCAATTAAGAAAGTATTTAGCGTATTCGTTGATGATTTAGTGCGTTTAAATCAAGTGCTTCAAGGTAATATAGGATTTAGAGAAACCACCGCATCCACAACCCGAGGTATTCCCGTCGCACCATTTAAAACGGCGGCACAGCCAGACCCAGAACAACAAGTAAGCGAACCCGAGAGGGCAAGAAAAGTGCGTAAGGATAAGGGAGTTCCAAGAAAGAAACCCGCAGGAAGTGAGACCCGTGAAAGTAGGAGAAGAAGAAGAGTAATATTAGAAGATACGAGTGGAACAGATGCGGATACGGAAGGCGGTGCTTTAAGCGGTGGTATGGAAGGCGACCGCTGTATTGGTGGTGCGATGAGTGGTGGAGTAAGAAACCCATTTTTAGAGAGAATGTTCCCCAAGTCATTCCCAGCAGCGATGCGTAAAGAAGTAGAAGGGGGCGTATATTTAGACAGACAAGATTATATGCCTACACGATTTTTATAAACGGATTAAATTGAATTAAATAAAAATAATAATATATTTATTTAATATATAGATGGAGGATTTTATCCAATTCGTAATCGAGGAAATACCAGAGAAAAAGAAACGAGGTCGCCCACGGAAAAATAAAAAAACTGATTTAGAAGGCGACGGTTGGTTAGGCGACCAATTAACAAAGGTTAAGAAGTCAGCACAGAAGGCGGTGCGTAAAGTAGGTTCAGTTGTTCTTGGTAAGGAAAGAGCCGAGAAAATTGAACGCTACGGAGATGCTACGCTTTTTTTATCTAAATTACCACTTCCTCCGAGTGTAAAAGAATATCTGCGTAAATATGGCGATGAAGTCATTAGCAAGGCGACAATCGTCCGTAATCCAGTTCAAAAATTATTAACTGGTGCGATGAATGCTGTATCTCTCGGTTCATTCGGTAAAAAGTTCGGGAGATTACCTTACGATGATTTATTCCACTTACAACTCTGGGTCACTACACCGAGCGGTGTATTCGGTATTGAAAAGAATGAGGTTATTACGATGACTTTTAATCCAAAACCAGCACAGAATGCCGAGTTCAAGGAGGTCTCCGTTCCTGCCGACCTTACGATGAATAAAATGATGCTTGGAAGTGAGAAGATACAAGGAGATAAATGGACGAGATACGATGCCTACTCTAATAACTGCCAAGACTTCGTAATGTCGTTATTAAGAGGTTCTGGTATGGGTAATGAGGGAGATTATCAATTCGTCAAGCAAGATACGGATAGTTTATTTAAAAATGATAGTTTCCTCCGTAAGTTCTCCCGTAGTCTTACCAATATAGGTGCGAGTGTATCAACTGCCTTTTCTGGTGTAGATGATAAACCAATATCGTCAACCAAGTCAAGCGACACTTTTGAAATACCCAGTCCTACTGATACGGATATTCAAGAAGTTCCTACTGGGGGTGTGGTTAAACGAGGTAGAGGAAGACCCCGTAAGATGAAGGGAGGAGTTGATGAACCGAGAATAGAATTATCTATAACAGACTTTATAAACGAAGTCCGTAGAGGAGTGTCTGACGCAGTAAGAGTATGGAATGACGCTATACCAGATGCGGGTGTAAGAGCGATGCTATTACAACTACCGAATGAGTTGATTATACAAGTCTTACAATATTTAGGCATTCAATTCCACCTTCGTAATTTTAGAACCACCCACGACTCTCCAACCCAATTTAGAAAAAGAAAAGACGATGATGATGATGATATGGGGAAACCAAAAAAAAAAAGACCCACAAACAATAACCGTATAAACTTCGGGTCACCACAGATGCTGGTTTTTTAAGCAGGGGGATATGATACATCAGTATCATCTCGTTTAAAACAACAACAGATATACCTAAATCTCCACCGCACCTTTTTTTTAGGCGGTTCAAGTAATCTTTCCAAGGCACTCGCCATTCTATTCTTACCATACGACCATTCCATCTTGTATTATAATGATAAAAAAAGGTATTACCCCTTTTTTTATTATTTTTTGCTTTTTATTTTATTTTATTTATTTAAATAGTGTAGTCCCTCTCACCCGTGTAGTCGGCGGATAGTTTAACCGTCTGCTGTGCGACGTGGCAGTCCAGACACTCCCCCATCAACTTTCTAATGGTTTTAAGGGTTCTTCTGTCGCTGAACTCCCAGTCCGCTCCTATAATAACCCCCTTTACCTTCAACCTTTCACGCAGACGCTCGACATCAATCTCGCATTCTACACGGCACTTGTATTTTTTTACTCCGCTTCGTTGTTTAATTTTCTCGTCCTCTCTAATAATAGGCACTTCTTTTTTGTATTTCTTTGTTGCTACATTCATACAGTATGGATTTAGCAATACCGCCTCAATAGGCATCGGCATTTCTGCCCCCGTTGTTTCCACGCACCCAGAGCACTCCATATCCCAGCATTCGAGTAGGTGTCCGTTCATCATTTTCAATTATTACTTGTTAGTTTGTTGTATAGTTGCTAATAATATGTAGTGGAAAAAGCCTTTCAATTTTATTGACTATATGTGCCTTTTTGTAAGTAGTATGCTTATACCTATATTGGATTATTACACTTCAATTTTTTTTTTAATCTAATTAAAAAAGAAATATATAATCATTTTAACGACTATTTAGATTATTTCAACTACAAAATAGATTAAAATATGATATAAAGATGAAATAATTAATTAATTATATCAATATATAATCCATTTTGTAGTTGAAATAATCTAAAACGGAAATAAAAAAGGATTAAATACCTTTTTATTTTGATTAATATATGTTAAATGTTGAAATAATCTATTCTACCTATCTATTCGTCGCAGAGGTCAATAATCTCCTCCTCCTCCTCCTCATCGTCGTAGTCTGGTGGGTCATACTCCAGCACCTCATCTGGAATATCTCCGAGTGATGTATTCCAGCAGTATTCGCAGCACCATACCTCTTGGCGTGTCCCATCATCACAGCATACTATTTTACGCCATACTCTGCTTTGTTGGGGTGTTCCATCCCCGCAGTATTCGCACACGTGGACGGACTGGTTTTCGGGTTGATTTACGGGTTGGGTCATTTTGTTTTCGCTGTATATATGCTATATATTATTTGATTAAAAGCACTTCAATTTTTTTTTGATGTCGCTGTATATATGCTATATATATTTGATGAAAAGATTTTCAATTTTATACGATTATATTGCTTATACAAGTTTGTATAAAAGTAGTTCAATTTTGTGCCAAAGTGTAGCAAGTTAGATTATATACATTATATACAATATATAATCTACCATTTTTTTATAATAGTGAGATGTTCCACTGGGATATATATGTGCTCCTTCTCATCCCAACAGCACCCTAACCTGCTAAACGGGGCGGTCGTATATTTGCTAAATGCTTCAGCGTCATACTGTATGTATGCGAGGCAGTCGGTAAAGTTGAAGAGGAGATGGAGAGGCTTGGTCGTATCTACCAGTTTATTACAAGTAATCATCGTAGTAGGGTAAGTAGTCATCTTATTTGTTCTACTTTTGAGTTCGTAATTGTTGTCGTCATCAATAAAGTCATATTTCGCATACTGACCCTCTGTTGCTGCTATACCTCGTTTAAAATATTCGGTAATTACGGGTAATACCTTCTCTTCTTGAGCCTTTCCGTATTTGTATGATTTATTCCAGTGAACCATCTATATACTATACATATTTTATATTTTTCATTAATGAACGAATTATAATCTAACTGTATAATATAAATGGAAGAATTGCCTAAACCTCCACCAAAAAAGTTAAGCGTAGAAGAGAGGATTAAAACCTCGATGACTAACGGAGATTTAGAAAGACATACGGGCATTAAAGATGCCGACATTATCAAGTATAGCGACCTTTCTAATTACTCCAAGATTGAGGAATTATTACCACAGGATAAGTCTGCTCGTATTATTCTTATAGAAGATAGTTATAACCACGGGCACTGGGTCTGCGTATTACGCTACGGAGATACAATTGAGTTTTTTAACTCGTATGGTAAGAAATACGATGCGGACTGGGGGTTTGTAGGTCGTATGATGCGAGTTATTCTCGGTCAGCAAAATAACGATATGACCCGCTTAATGAAACAAGCAAAGAAGGACGGATGGAAGACCGTATGGAATAAAGTGCCATACCAGAAATTATCTGCCGACATTCAAACCTGTGGTCGCTGGTGTGTATTCCGTATTGAGACGATGAAAATAGGTTATACCCTTGATGAGTTCCACTCGTTAATTAAAAAATTAACAACTGAAAATGGTGGTAATTCTCCCGACTGGGTTGTTTCTAAATATGTTGAGTAATTAGGCATCGTAAGTCGTCGCACTTCGTTTTAAATCGGGGGGTCTAATAAACTCCGCTGGACTAATGCTACTAATACCCGCCACCATCGGGACGGCGTGGGCTTGGTTGGCTAATTCGGTGTTTATTTTAAATACATTAAAATTAGACTTCTCTTCTTTCACTCCTTCCTTAACTACCTTGTCGGCAATCTTGGCGACCATTTCGGCTGCGACTGGGTCGTATGAATTGGTTGTTATTTTAACATCTAATACATTCCCTGCGATGTCCTGTAAAGGTAGGTCGTAAGAAATACTAAACTTTTCTTGTTCCATTATATATACTATATAGATTATATAATTGACTAAATAGATTAAAATACCCTATATCCCAGAATATCCCGAGTATCCCATTTTCAGGTCATTTTCCAAAGTCTTCCTCACGTGGGGTGGAAACTATATAGGTATTTTGAAAAATAGGTCTATTTTGGGATATTAGGGATATTCAGGGATACTTCTTCTGGGGGTAATTACTAATCAATACCTCGCCTCTACGCTTCCCACTGTGTCCTTTACCTGCTGCCTGCGACCAGCCACTTCTTACATTCCAATTCTTAATAGTAAAGTCCTTGAATAGACGGCGTATATTCGGGCTGTCGTTAATCGTCATTAAGAATTGACCCTTGATGCCGTGTAGTAAATTAGCAAGGCGTTCAAAATTAAAATCAACATCTTCGGCATATTCAAAGTCCTCGTCGGTATTCTCGTAAGGTGGGTCTAAAAAAAAGAAGGTGTCGGGGCTGTCGTATTTCTTTATAATCGCACCGTAATCTCGGTTCTCAATCTTGGTGTCCTTTAATGCCTCCTTCCATTTATCTAATGACCGCTTCAATTTCGTAAATGGATTGCTGGGTTTATAAATGTTCTTACTTTCTATTACTGGTTTGCTACTAAATCCAAAACAGGTGTGTATTATTTCCCGCAGTATTTTATCTTCATTCGTCTTCTTCGGTTTGCTGTCCCAGAATGCCTTGACTTTCGGTATAGTGTTTAAATCTTGGCGGTATTTATCCAAGTCTAACGATGCCTTTTTAATCATATTAAAACGGGATACTACACCTTTATCCAAGTCATTAAGTATATTCTCCTCTGCCTTTTCCTTATTGTAAAATATAGCACCCGACCCAGCAAATAACTCCACATACCTCCTGTGCGGGGGTATAATAGGTATGATGTCCTTACGGTGTCCGTATTTATTACCTTGACGACAAAATGGAGGCATTAATGATGGTTGACGCATCGCTACGCCTCCCGTCTTTTCTTGTTTTAATTGCCGTAAGAGTTCTGCTAATTCGCTCATTATATATTATTAAGATATTTTAATAATGTATTTTTAATCTCTTTTAATGTAGTTATTCATCGCAGTCTCGCTGGATGTCCCCATCGCTTCCACATCGTCAGCCAGTTCTTTCTGTGCGTCCCCGTATTTACTCGTTAAAAATATATTACGGAGCATACTCGACCCTACTTTTCCGCTAAATATTTTATTCAACATTCGGGTCATATCCGTAGATGTCTGTAATGGTCGTCCGTCTTGATGGACTAAAAACGGGACGGGTATAGGGTTTTTCTTTTTCAATTCCTTACCATTCGGGTGGTGTGCTAAATACACCTTGATTATCTCCTTCAATTCTTCGGGGACGGGTAGGATTTTCTGCTCGTATTTCTTGGCGGTCTTATAATTATTAAATACCCACTTCCAGTCAGCAATATTCAAATAGTTCTCATCACTTTCATCAGGGGTTTTCTTCACCACCATCATATCAATATAGTCCTTATTCCTGCGGGGTGCTTGTAAGCAGTAGAGAGATAATACGACCAATTGTAAGAGGCGGTTATACTCATCTGCGGTTATTTTACGACGATTACCAATTTCATCTAATATATCCTTCAATTCCTCGCACTTTCCCATTACCTCATCTTGGCTAATCCAGTTCTCCTTCTGGGTCGCACTCTTGGTGGTGTTGCTTTTCAATTCCCCGTTCAATTTCATCAACTCCTCGTAATAACGGTTATATAATTTCTTATACTTGGCTTCAGGACGGTCTTTTAAAGAACTTACGATGGCGATTAAATAGGTGCGACGGGTATTCGGGTTCAGTTCTCGTAATCCTTCTAAAATAGCAGGTGGAGAGAGGAATGTTAGATTTTTAATCGGCTTCCCCTTGTTTAATTTAGTAAGGTTGAAAGTGTAAAGTTTTCTGGAAGAGGCAGAGATGTCGGGTTTATTACTAAACGGGTCAAATGTAGTAGCGTCCATTATATATACTAATTAGATTATTTTTTTGGATAGAAATGCCCTAAACTTTCCCCATTCTTCACATACTCTATCCAGAGTGGATTATAATGGTCGTCAAAGTGAATATAAACTTTGCTTCCGTAATCGTCCAACTCGTAGTATTCAATATATCGGCAATTTTTCAACTGGCACATTTTATATATTAGAATGAGATTATTATATTTACCTATATTATAATGAGTGGTTCTTACTATACGCTTGACGCTAAATACAATACTTTACTGGCTTTAATCGACCAGAATGCCACCACTGGTAATACTCTTGAAGCGGTTTTAACTCAAGGAAACGATGCGGCAGGGTTGTCGATGACGAATGTTGATAATATAGATTTAGTGACTATTAACGGTAATGCTTATCCGCCCCTTGTTGCTGGGGACAATTTAGAGCAAGTGCTTACCAACGGCAACGATGCTAATGGGTTGTCGATGACTAACCTTAATGATGTTGCTCTTACGACAATCAACGGTAGTGCTTATCCTCCTGCTATTCCAACTCCTACTGATATTAATATCACTGACGACGATACGAATGCTGTTTTTTATCCTACTTTTGTTAGTGGGACGGGGACACAAACTTTAAAAGCAGACACTACAACAACTCAATTTTCTATCAACCCTAATACAAGCGACTTTAATGTAGGTTCAACTTTGAAACTTACACAAACACAAGTAGCAGTTGGAAAATCGGCAGGAACAACAACGCAGGGAGCGAATAGCGTTGCGGTTGGATTATTAGCAGGACAAACAACACAGGGAGCAAGTTCAGTAGCGATTGGAAATATTGCGGGAGCAACAAGTCAAAGTAGTTCGGCAGTGGCGATTGGTAATTCGTCAGGGTCATCAAATCAAGGGGCATCAGCAACGGCAGTTGGAAGACAGGCAGGACAAACAACACAGGGAGCATCATCAACGGCAATTGGAACACAAGCAGGACAAACAACACAGGGGGCAAGTTCGGTCGCAATTGGTAATTCGGCAGGACAAACAACACAGGGAGCAAGTTCCGTTGCGGTTGGAGTTGATGCTGGAAATAGCAGTCAGGGAAATAATAGCGTTGCGGTTGGGCGTAATGCTGGAAAAACAACACAGGGGACAAGTTCCGTTGCGGTTGGAGACGGAGCAGGAGCGAATACACAGGGCGATTTTGCTGTTGCGGTTGGAGTTGATGCTGGATTATTCAGTCAGGGAAATAATAGCGTTGCGGTTGGGCGTAATGCTGGAACAACCAATCAAGGGGCAAACTCCGTTGCGATTGGGTATATAGCAGGGCAAACAAATCAAACAGCAGGCTCAATTGCGTTGAACGCATCAGGAGT